TAGCTATGAGCCAGATGTATATACAATTAGGGGAATTTATACCATGGCTGATTTAGACTTTAATCTAAGTCAGTTTGGTTTATTCCTGCAAAGTGATACAGTGCTCATGCACTTTCATCTACGTAACTGTGTAGATACACTAGGTCGTAAAATCATGCCTGGTGATGTGCTAGAATTACCTCACTTAAAAGATGAATACGCATTAGATAATAATTATGTTGCTCTTAAACGTTTTTATGTTGTACAGGATGTGTCACGTCCTGCCAACGGTTTTAGTCAAACATGGTATCCACATCTAGTACGTGCTAAATGCGTACCGTTGATTGACAGTCAAGAATTCAGTCAAATATTTGCTCAGGACTCGGGCAATGGTGACGGAACTACACTTAAAGATTTGCTCAGTACCTATAATAAAAGTATACAGATCAATGATCAGATTGTTACCCAGGCCGCACTGGATGCACCTATCAGCGGATATGACACACATCAGTTTTTTGTTATACCAACGTCTACAGGTACAGGCCTAGTGAGTTATGCGGCTGCTAGTGATGTTACAGATGATGCTAGTATGGATACAATGGATGCTAGTATGGTGTTGAATACTCCTAACGGACAGGTATATGTAGGATATGCATCGGGTAATAGTATTCCCCAAAATGGAGCGGCATTTAGTTCAGGCATACAATTCCCTAATGATCCTAGCATAGGACAATATTATCTAAGAACTGATTACTTACCTAATGTTTTATATAGGTTTGATGGCGGTAAGTGGATTATGCATGAACAGAATGTACGCATGACCATGAACCAATTTGGTGCACAGGATGTTAGTACAGGAACATTCTTTGGTTCACAGATACGACAAACACAAAAGACTAGCTTCATCAACAACACTACAACTGCTACAATCAATGGCAAACTTGTTGTAGAGAAACAAGCATTGAATACAGCACTTAAACCCAAGGCGGACAATTAAAATGGATCATTTTTATTCAGGGCAGGTACGCCGATATTTGACACAATACATACGTGCAATGAGTAATTTTTCATGGAAAGATAATTCAGGTCGTTTAAATCAGGTACCAGTTATGTATGGTGATCCTAGTCGTCAGGCCAGTGCTATATTGAAAAAGAATTCAGAGAATGTAATGCCAACAGCACCTTTTATCGCGTGTTACATCAAAGGTTTAGATTATGATCAAAGTAGATTACAAGATCCTACTTTTGTCAGCAAGGTTCAAATTCGTGAACGTGAGTTTGATGGAGGTACTGGGCAGTATCTTAACACACAAGGATTAGGGTATACTGTAGAGCGTATTATGCCAAGTCCATACAAATTGACCTTTAGTGCAGATATATGGACCACTAACACTGAACAGAAATTGAAAATATTTGAACAAATTGCTTATTTGTTTAATCCGTCATTAGAACTGCAAACAACTGATAACTTTATAGATTGGACCAGCCTAACAGTACTGCAACTTGAAAGTACCAACTGGACCAGCCGTCAAATACCCCAGGGTGTAGATCAAAACATTGACATATTAACAATGACATTTACAACTCCGATATGGATCACACCACCAGCTAAAGTTATGAAGATGGGAATTATTACTAAAATCATTGCCAATGTATTTGCTGATCAAGAAGGTACAATTATGACTGATTATAGTGATGATAATGCAGTATATTCAGGACTAGGTAATCTTGTAACTACTGCTGTGATTACTCCCGGCAACTTTGAATTAATGGTACTCGACGGTGTAGGTAGTTTATTGACCAATGAAATAGACACAGCCGCAGATGATGATGTAATGCCAGGAAATACAGTTTCATGGCGTAAACTATTGGATCTATATCCCGGACAGTTTCGTGCAAATTTAAGTACTTTAAGATTGTCTAAGCCTAATGGTCATGAGATCGTGGCCTATATCAGCTTAGATCCTTATGATGAAAGAAGAATGCTATTGAATTTTGATACAGATACTATTCCTGCTAATACTCCTATTACTAATAGACCTCTAGGCACAGTAGACGCTGTTATTAATCCCGAAACATTTAGTCCAGGAACACCCGTGACCAATGTTACATATCTAATATTAGAAAATATCAATACTGTTCCTGAATATGGTCAACTTGGATATATCGGTCCTGCGGCATGGAAGAACAGCAATGGCCATGATTTTCAGGCACATGCAAATGACATTATACAATGGGATGGTATTAGATGGCATGTGATATTCAATTCTAACACAGTCAGCGATGTTACCTATATAACTAATTCATATACAGGTATACAATACAAGTGGGATGGTCATCAATGGTCAAAGAGCTTCGAAGGAATCTACGATAATTTAACCTGGCGACTTGTACTATAATTTTTAATGAACGCCGACTCTACATCAACACAACAAATTATCTGCAGTGGTGGATTGTTTCTAGCACGTGATACTCGTAGATTTTTGTTTCTGTTGCGTACACAGGGCAAGACTGCCGGTACTTGGGGCCTAGTTGGTGGTCGTAAAGAACCTAGTGATGCTACAGCCTTTGAAGCACTGAGTCGTGAGATACAGGAAGAAGTAGGTACTACACCTAAGATAAAAAAGATTATTCCCTTAGAGTTATTCACTAGTAATGATCAAAACTTTCAATACAACACCTATGTGTTGATGATTGATCGTGAATTTATTCCCACTCTAAATGAAGAGCACAGTGGCTATGCTTGGACTGGATTTGATCAATGGCCTAAACCCTTGCACCAGGGTGTGAAGAACAGTTTTAACAATCGTGCTGTTCGTGCTAAACTAGAATTACTATTAGACTTAATAGATTAAGGTAGAGTAGCGTAGAGATCACGCTTCTGTTGATTAGTTAACGGTGTACCGTTAGCATCATTGATGTCTACACTGTTAGAAACATCACGTTTAAAAATAACATAGTCAGTATAGTCTGGTGAAAAAGGAATACAAGAATTATCCTCGTCCCTAAAAACACCTACTATTTGATCTGTCATTAAATTCTTTATTAATTTATACATTTATAGCTCCGCTGAATAATCTAACCAACCAGTTGTATTATTAATTCTAATAAATCCAGATTGTCCTGAAGTACCATTCGATGCAGTAAACCAGTAAAACTCAACTAAATTTGGTGATGCATAACCATTATTTGCAGTTATGCTTGATAAAACAGTATAAGAACCATTTGAACCAACATAAAAATCTGATACCGCACTATACGAACCTGTTGGATTAGTTCTCATTGCTACTGGTAAAATAATAGGAGAATATCCTGATTGATAGGTATACAAATTAACTGTAAGAATATTTACACCACTCGTTCCACTAAAGGCTTGAATTCTATAATAGTAGCGTTGACACAACTGTAACTCTCTAGTATAATCTCTGTAGTCAAAAGTTGTAGCCGCAGAACCTGCTTCTAGTTGTACTCCAGTGATGTACATTGTGGCACCATTGGTGGCCAACAAATTAGTCGAACCAGCAGAGCCTATAGCGTAACTTTTTGTAGTCCATGCATTAGCAGTGTCTTGATAAGTTGATCCAGCGGCTAGTGTAATTCCAAATTCTAATCCATAACCGGTAGTATTATTCCATGATCCAGTTGTTGGTCCTGGAATTGTCCGTGTAATTTGTACCCATGTATTTGCAGATGATATAGTAAATGTAAATGGATAACAATAACTATACCCACTATTAAAAACATATCCACTAAATGTTCCTGTCAGTGAACAGTTTACCCAGAATGATACTGATACTGATTGTGCAGAACTAGTTCCCCATGCTAGGTCAGCAATATTATAACCTTCTATACGTTGACTGAAGGTTGCGTATACACTTGAAGATACTGTGGTTGCAGATCCTGATGTGATTAATGCACTGTTAGTATATCCGGGTGGTGCTGATGTGCTTTGTTCTAAATAAAAATATCCCAGAGCACCGGCCCAGTAGCCCCAGCGATCTAATGTATTATATTTCAATGTTGAGCTTGCTACTGCATTACTCACAGGTGAGCTACCTCTTTGTGCAAATGTCATTGCACCGTTGATCAATCTATTTTTAAAGGATGGCGGTGCTGTTACTCCGCCAGCAAGTCTAGCCCAATAGTTAGTTGCACTGGTATAAGAATAAGTGATACCATTGCTCAGTGTTGCGATTTGACCGTTAGTGGGATTAGTTGGGAAACTCATAGTCTAATATTTAACTTGGTGTATGTTATGGTAGTTTAGCGAAAAAAGCTGTGATTTGTTCAGCAGTCATATCGTTGCCTTCTGCATCTTTTAAAGATGCTCCTTCAGCCAACGCTTTTTTAAATTCTTGGTAATCTGTGTTATCAGGATCAAATGGGATATGCCACACATTATTACAAACACTTGTAATTTCATTGTTTCTATTTGATTGATCTAATTTATACATTTTATAACTCCGCACTAAAAGCAAATCCAGATGATGCATTGGCAGGATATATACCAGAAGCATTACCCGCTGTTAATCCACTTGCCCCTGATAACATTGTTCCCCATGAATCTACACTACTAGCAGACGCTGAAATTGATGCCGTTCCTGCTCCACCATTGTTATATCCGTTAATGTATACATTGCCTATTAAAGCAATTGATGCAGATGCTCTTTTTGTAACTTTAAAACTCCCGCCGCCATTTACATTTGATCCACTAATCGCTTGGAAAGTAGTAATAAGATACGCACCAGCAGTTCCGAAGAGGGTTTCATAATATCTTTGACACAACATCAACTCACGCCCATAGTCTCGGTAATCAAAACTTGTAGCCTGTGTACCTACTTCTAGTTGTACTCCTGTAATGTAGAAGGTGTTGCCTACAGTTGCCATAAAGTTGACTTGACTGTTTGAACAAACGGCATTTACAGTTCCCCAGACATTA